CCGCGCTCCACGCGGTTGCCCCCAGCGGCGGGCTTACCCGCCTCGGGAGCCGGGTTCACCACGCGGACGCGCACGCACCCCGCCAGGTCGTCCCACTCCGGGTACACGCGAGGAGCCGGAGGCTTCTCATAGGCCACGCCGAACGTCTGGTTGACGATGCGGGACTGCACGCCGTGCGCGTTCGTCGCAACCACAACCACGCGGTAAGTGCGGCCATTCTCCAGGTAGGTGTTCAGGCGGACGCGGGTCAGCGGGCCGCGCGCCTCCTTCGTCTCCACCAGGTTGTTGCCGCCCAGGTACAGCTCGACGCGGGCGCTCGACTGAGCCGGGCCACCCTGCGACGAGTACGACCACGCCACCTCCACGAACGACGTTTTGACCGTCTGGGAAGGGGACTGAATCGACACGACAGGGCGCGGCTCGACGTAGAACGTCGCCCGGCGCGAGATCGGGGACGCATCCGCGTGCAGGCCCCAGGTCTTCACCCAATACTCGTATGTGCCGACCTGGAGCACGCCCACCGTCGCCTGCTGTTCGGTGGCGCGGCGGTCAAACGTCGGCCCCGGCGCGCCCGTCGCCTTCTTCTGATACTGGAGGCTGTAGCGGGTCTGCGGGCTGGAGTCAATCGGATTATGCCGCCAGGTCAGAATCACCGGGTCGTCCGACGGGAAGTACACGCCGTCCGACGTCGGTTCGGGAGCGTTCGGGCGCGCCAGGAGCTGCACCACGTTAGACGGAGCCGACTTCGGGGACTCCACGGTGCCGCCGACGCAGACGACGCGGTACTGGTGGGTCACGTCGAGGCGCGGGTTGCGGTGCAGCAGGAAGGCCTCGTGGGTCTTGATCGAGGCCTTCGCAATCAGCGTGTTGCCGTCGTAAACATCCCACCTGGTCGGAGTGTACGGGGCCTTGTTCTCCCACGTGATCAGAATGTCGCCGTCCGCGTTCTTCTCCGCCCGGACGTTGACCGGAGCGGGCGGAGTCGTGTACACCGGCTCCGCCTCCACGTAGGCCGAGCCGCCCGCGCTGTTCTCAGACTTCACGCGGTACGTGTACTTATGCCCAGAGGTCACATTCAGCGACGCGAGGGAGGTCGCATTTTTGACCGGAGCGACAACTTCCCAGTCCGCGGATTCATCCACCCGCCGCTCAACCACGTAATTGTCGATGGGATTAGCCTCGCCCTGGGGCGGCGCGATCCAATCAACCGTGATCTGGGAGTCATTCACGCGGGTGGCGTGGGCGACCGTCGGAGCGTTCGGAACATTGACCGGACGTGCAGGCAGCGTCAGGTAGTTTTCTACCGCCGGGTTGCCGCCGTTCCAGATCGGCCCGAGGCTCGCGCCGATGCCCACCGTGGTCTCTTGCCCGTACTTGAGCGGGACATTGAAGCTCCACTGGCTTAGCTGCTTGTAGACCGTCTGGCCGTAGCCGGAGGAGAACGAGAAGCTCTCGGAGCCTTCGCCCGAGTAGCCCCACCAGCGCCAACGGTTAGTCCAGTTGTGGCCGTACCCGTCCGAGCAGGCGGTCACGGTCGCCGTGACCGTGACCGACCCGCTGGCGGGGTCGCCGGACCAGTCCAAGGCAATGCCAATGAACATGTAGCCGCTAGAAACGGACCATACGGTAGCCATACGCTGACCGTCCCTTCCTGTTAGAAGCCTGCGCCGAGGAGATCGCGGGCGCGCGTGCGAGAAGCCGGGGCCAAAGCGTCATTCACCGCACCCCTGGCCGCGACGCGCATCCGGGCCATCAGCTGGCCGTCCTCGTCCACGACCACCAGCGTATCCGGCCCGCCCGCCTGAGCGGCGCGGTTCTGGAGCGCGTCCCACTGACCGGACGTAAAGACCGGCTCAGGCTTGCCCGTTTTATTCAGGACGGTGGTCAGGCCCGGCTGGAGATAGCCCCCATTGTCGAACTTGTAGGTGCCCGCCGTGGGGGACCCCCAGATGCCGGTTTCGCGCACGAAAGCGCCGGGCTTAGGTGCCTCCACCATCATGCCGTTACCAGACGAAATGGCGACGTGCCAGGCAGGATTACCCCAGTACAGGAGCGTGCCGGGGACATTGACGTTGCCCGCGCTGGAGCCAGACTGGTAACCCGCCGCCGTCAGACGCGGAATCGAACTACCCATCTGGTGCGCCGCCCAGTAGACCAGGCCGGAACAGTCGAGGCCCGGCGGGATGGACGACCCGCCCCACACGTAGGGCACGCCAATGGCCTTGCGGGCCGCGTTGACGATGCCCACCGCGCCCATAGTCTCCGTCTTGCCCTTCAGCCAGTTGGCGAACCCGTCGATCCACACGCCGGGGACGGCGCGCATGGAGTCCGAGATCATGCCCGTGCCGGGGAGGTTAGCCATCATGGCGTCGACCGGGGCCTTGATGAACTTTGCCACCGCGCCGATTGGGTCGGCAATGATCTTCCCCATGGTGTCGGCTGCGTCCTTGATCCAGTCCCAGCCGCCCTTCACCGCGCCCCAGATACCGCCGTCCGCGTAGGCCGCGAACTTCACGCCCGTGTCCCCGCCGGGGATGTAGGATGAGTGCGCCCTGGCCGCTGCGTTCATGCGCGCCACGGCCTCGGGACCGCCCACCGCGCGCACCCACTCGGGGCGCATGATGGCCTCGCCGCCGGACAGGGCGAGCGCGCCGCCGCCATCCGGGGAGAAGAAGTGGTAGATGTCGCGGCCAGGCGTGTAGCCAGGCAGAACACCACCCGAGGCGTACTCGGCGATAGGCGAGACCGCCGGGAGACGGAAGGACAGGCCCAGCTTCTCAGCCATGCTGTCCGCCGTCTTCTTGATGCCCGAGGTGTAGACCGTGTTGATGATGAAGTTGATGGGCTTGGCGACCACGGACTTAACCGAGTTCCAGATGTTCGCCACGCTGTCCTTCATCGACTGGAAGGCCGACTGGATGCCACCCGTCACCGTCGAAATGATCGACTGGAGGGTGCCGCTCATCCACGTGGCAACGTTGTTGATCGAGGTCTTGATACCGTCCCAGATCGACGTGATGGCCGTCCAGAGCGCCTGCGCGCCCGCCTTGATGTTCTCCCACACGGTCGAGATCACGGGCAGCACGTAGGACTGGAACCAGCCCGCCACCGTCTGCACCGTCGTCTGGATGCCCGTCCACACGGTCTGAATACCCTGCCACAGGAGGCCCGCGCCTGCCTTGATGCCATCCCACACAGCGGTGATGACGGGCAGCACGTAGGACTGGAACAGGTCCGCTGCGACCTGGACGCACGTCTGGATGTAATTCCAGTAGGCCTGGATGCCGTCCCACAGGAGGCCCGCCCCGGCCTTGATGCCGTCCCAGACGGCGACGATCACCGGGAGGACGTAGGCCGTGAAGAAGTCCGCCACGGTCTGCACCGCCGTCTGGATGCCTCCCCATGCCGACTGCATGTACTCCCACAGGGTCGCAACGCCCGTCTTGATGCCCTCCCAGGCGGTCTGAATGTACGGCCAGACGTAGGTCACGATGAAGTCGGCGATACCCTGGAGGACGGCCTTCCACGCCTCGATGTAGAGCGCGATAGCAGTCACGACCACCCACACGGCGACCTTGATACCCTCCCACACCGACTCAAAAACTGGCAGGAGGTAAGTCTTAAACCAGTCGATCACAGAGCCGACCGCCGACTTGATGCCCGCCCACATGCCGTCGATAAAGTTCCTGAACGTCTCGGACTTGTTGTAGGCGACGACGAAGGCCGCCACCAGCGCGCCGATAGCCACCACGATCAGACCGATCGGGTTGGCATCCATAGCGGCGTTCAGGAGCCACTGGGCGGCGGTGTAAGCGCCCGTAGCCACCTTGCCAGCCACCATAGCGCCCTTCTGGGCAACCCACGCCGCCGTCGTGCGGCCAACCTGCACGCCCTGCTGCACGATGCTACGCAGGAAGTCCCCCGCGTACATAGCCTTCAGGGCGACGGTCTCCGCGAGGTCCCCGGCCTTGGCGACCTTCGCCGCCGTCCACGCCGACACCTGCCCCCACACCTGGGTCGTCAGTGCGACAAGGCTCATGGTGCCGGTGACGGTCTTCCAGGCGATAAAGCCGCCCACGACAGACTCCAGGATCACCTTGTTCTGCACGAGCGCGCCGAAAAAGCTCCCGAGCACACCCCAGAACGGGGACGACACCACGCCGCCCAAGAAGTTCGCCACGCCAGGGATAACCGTCGTGGACAGGAAGCCCCAAATGTCCATGACGTTATCGCGCACCGATAGAATAAAGTCGATAAGGCCCGAGTCCTCCTCGACCCCGAAGAAGTTGCCGTCAAAGTTGCCGTTGACCGCGAGGTCAAAGAACGACTGCACGCCAGGGACGAGCGTCCCGGTCACCCAGTTGTACAGGTCCAGGCCGGTGTCCTTGATCGTGGTCAGCGCCGTGATGACCCCCGAGTCCGACGCGAGGCCAAACAGGTTGCCGTCGTAGGAGCCGGTGGTGACCAGCGTCCAGATCGACTCCAGCGCCGGGAACAGGCTCCCATTAATCCAGCCGAACGCGGCGGACGCGCCCTCAGCCACCACACCCATGAAGTCCGTCAGGGCGGGCTTGATACGGTCCACGATCTCCATACCGCCCGTGACGAGGGCGGCCTGGAGGTTGCCCCACGCGCCCTCAATCGTGCTCGTGGAGGTCGCAGCCTCCCGAGCAACGTCGGTGAAGCCCAGGTCAAGAATCGCCTGGTTAAATTCCTGGGCGGTGATCTCGCCCTTCGCCATCGCATCCCGGAAATTCCCCGTGTACGCGCCGTTCTTGAGCAGGGCCTCCTGGAGCTTGCCAGACGCGCCCGGAATCGCGTCGGCCAACTGGTTCCAGTTCTCAGTGGTCAGTTTTCCCTGACCCGCCGTCTGGGTCAACACCATACCAACCGACTTGAAGGTGTCCGCGTTGCCACCGGCCACGGCGTTCAGGTTACCGGCGGCCTCGGCCAACTGGTCGTAGCCTTCCACGCCGTTGGCGGCGAGCTGGGCCGTGATGTTCTGGATGTCGGAAAGCTCGTACACGGTGTCGTCCGCGTACTTCTTCGTACTAGCGGTCAGCTTCTCGATCTCGTCCGACGCGACACCCGCGAAGGACAGCGTGTTCTTGAACTTGTCGGTAGCGTCACTGGCCGCCAGCGCCTCGCGCGCAACGTCCGCGAAGCCCACCACGGCACCGATGGCACCCATTGCGCCGGGGGCGGGCGCCCCGGCCTGGGCCGCGCTCTTAAAAGCGCCGCCAAGGCCGGACTCAATCTTCTTCTCAGCGGGCTTGGTGTCGACATCGCCCAGCTCCTTGCGGACGGAATCGTTCAGGCCCTTCAGGGACGGCGCGATCTGAATCCACGCCGTGCCCAGGCTAAAGCCGTTTTCCGCCACAATCCGCTCCTAACTGTGCGCCGCGACCCACCGTCGCGCCCGTTCCTCACGCCTCTGGGCTTCTTCCTCCGCCCGCTCGAACCATCCGGGCTCAGGCGGGGCAACAGGCTTGGGCACGTCGCCCTTCTTGCCACCCAGGGACGTAATGATTATACCCTCCAGACGGTGGTTAGCGGCGAAGGTCGCCGCCACCTCGTCCGTCCAGGCCGCCGCCCCGCCCATGCGTTTGCGGAGCAGCGACCCGGAGGGCAGGTTGTCGATCAGCACCTTGACACGGCGGAGGGACAGGCCTCCAGTGAAAACCTCCGTCAGGTCAAGGTTGTATGTCATCTGGAAGTCGGCCTCCAGCACCTCCCAGTGGTCCTCCAGGAAGGTGGCGAGGCCTATCAGTTTCCCTGTCGGAGAGACTGGAAAACCGACTGGACAAACTCGACCACCTTGGAGTATCGGAGCTTGCCGGACTCCTCGCGGAGGGCGGTCAGCGCGGCCTCGCGATCGCCCTCATCCGGGATAAGCAGCTCCAGCATAGGACGGTAGTCGCCCTGCTCCATTGCCACCATCGCGTCAAAATCGTCCACGTCGGTGGGATCAACGTCAAGGGAAACGCCCATAACCTCGACGTGGGCGGGCTGGGGTGCGCCGGTGTCGCGCTTGGCCTGGGCCTCACGGCGCGCCAGCTCAGCGGCGGTGGGCTGCTTCTTGGTGGTCTTGCGGGCGGTGGTGGTCTTGGTAGCCATGATGATCTGTTCTCCTAAATAGGCTATCGGTTAATTTGTCTGTTCTCCAAGGGGTGTGATGCCCACCCCCGCCGCCGGGGGGGAGGCCCGGGGCGCGGGGGGGGGGGCGGCGGGGGGAG